ATCGCAACTATAACAACCCTAAGGTTTTATCAGCTGGCCTCGTTAGTGACCATAACCTCGTAGTTGCGGCTGAGGCTGACATTCTTAGCAACGGTAACACCCTCACCGTCACCCATCATCACGATGTCATAGCGCTCTTTCATCTTGAGTGAGCGAATGTCACGTGTAGGATCATCAAACTGATCCGTGCTCATGTCATCCTTTACCAACATTGTACCAACCTCATTGCGGTCAATGAGGAAGAGGTCTGACTTAGCTGCAGCCGAGCTTGTCTTAGCTGTGAAGCTGACAAAAGGTGAAACTAAGACATTCAAACCCATTGGCGCTGTTGTGTTGAGTGCACCCTCAGCGGACTGAGGACGATAACCCCAACTCTGGTTGACACCAGAAGCAGCACCACCTGCGTGGAAAATGGCGTCCTTAAGGAACACCGACCACATCAGTGGGTGAAGAATGAAGTCTGTTGGAACATGATTTTCAGCCATTAACACAGCAGCCATGTCAATGATATCATCCCAGGTGACGGTACCATTGGCTGCGCCATTGATATCGAGACCTGTTGTGTCATCATAGCCTGCGTCATCGTTGTCGAAGACGATTGTAGCTGCATCCTTGAAACGGCTAAGAGCGATTTGCTCTTTTAGGCGAGCCATGGCACGACCTGCGGCGCGGACATGTAGACCAACAATATCCCAAAGTGAGTCAGCTACGACTTCTTCGGTGAAAGCAAGCTTTACACCTTTCTTTGAGACCTTGCCCTCTACCTGCTTTGCGAAGGCGAGTGCCTGCTCTGGGTACTCTTGACCCTCAGGGATTTCGGCAGCTTGGATAGCATTGACTGCTGGGAACTCCAATGAACGCCCCTTGCCAAGGCGAACCGTGGAAAGTAGTGGAGTCACAAGTAGCTGTGGCTCTGCTGCTTCCCTCAGCGTGCGAGAAAGAACCTTAGGGAACAATGCAGCTGCATCTGGTGATGCAAATGCTTCCTTAATAGTTACTCGATTCTCTTCATCGATGTGTCCGTCCTCAGTCAGTGCTGTCTCCCAAGCTGGGAGACCCGAGAGGAGCTCTTGGATTGTCTTACTCATCTTAGGATTTTCCTCCTGTGTATATTTTTCAGAGTGTTAAGTTGACACGGAATGCGCCAACAACGTTGTGTACATCCAGGTTAGCTCTAATACCGAGCTTACCACTGTAGGTGCCGCTACGAGTTAACTCATATACGGTCTTCAATGCACCTGGATCGGATGGAAGTTGCATGTAGCTGAGGAGGCCATCATCAAAGTTTGTAGCAAACTTCTCAACCTCGATAACTTTACCAACTTGAAGGTATGGAGCGGCAGCAATCTCACTCTTTGAAGCGAGAACTGGACGACCCATATGGTCAGCACGGATAACACTACCGACTGTTACGTCAGCGTTAACCAGGTCAACCATTGGATACTCCACATACCCGTGAGTGATAAAGCCAGCTCCTTGCGAAGTGCCCTTATCAAAAGGTCTGTAGAGATCGTATTGTGCACAGCCGATAGGAATCGACTGGGCGGCAACAGTCACCTGATCTGTTGAACCGGTGCTGGAGCTTGGAGTGGCGCCATCTAGTGGATTCCATCCACTCATTGTGTCGCCCCAAGTAGTGCCATTGGTGGTACCGTTAGCGGGGACAACTCTTGCATCACCATTTGAGTCGGCAACGACTGAAAGAATTGTACCCTTAGTGATTACGATCTCAAAGCGATCATCTTCACTGTCATAGTACCAAGTGGGAAGACCCTGGTCAGGGAGTAGGTAGGCGCTGGGGGCTACACCCTCAGAAACTACGAAACGACCTGCACCGGTCTTGCTATGTACCTTACGGAATTTTGCTAAACTCATTTTATTTTCTCCTTAGTTTTCAGAGTTTACGTCTGCCCATTAGAGTATCGACCAAAACTTGCTCGAAAGAATCTTCAGGATCAGCGGATTCCTGCTCCTCCACATCCAGTGTAGTAACATTAACCTCTTCATTCACCTGAGCTGTATCAACATCAAATTCAATAGTATCAACAGTTTTCTTTCCTTTAGCTGCTGGCATTGTAGCCATATCTCTAAGACTATCTGCAAGAGATGACGCTGTTCTTGAGGCATGCTCGTTAATAAGCGCTTCTCTTTGCTCTGCTTCAGCTAAACCAAGAGCAACCTTGGTATCCACAACTCTTTCAACAAGAGTCATGTGCAATGCTGCTTTGAGCTTGGAGTTCTCAGCCTTAAGGCTTTGAATCTCTTCTTCAAGAAGGGCTGTTGCGCCTGACTGATCCTCATCGGTTTGCTCATCAGCACTT